GGGTGGTGTGAGTTCCACAGTGGGCCAGGCACCTGAACCAAAAGGTGAACCCGAGAATGTTTGGTTTCGAGATGATTTTGAATTGACACAATTTAATGTGTCATCCAAATCATTGTCTTGGAACAATCTCGAATTCACAAATGTTGTGAGCACCTTGGCTCGCAATTGTGTACATATCACGACCCATCGGTCTGTTGAGGGTCAGCAAGTGCGACGTATGGTGCGTGCCACTTGTTTGGGTGGGCATGTGTACATTTGCAATAACCATGGTCTACCAGAAGGACAAACTCTTCAAGCAGAGATTGTTACTGGTTTGAACCATATGGGTGTGAACGGAAACATGAACGTGACCCTATCACAAGATGAGATCTACCGTTTTCCTGAACATGACATGGCTCTTGTTAGGTTGCGTTTTTTGCCACCTGGCAAGGACATTACTACACTGTTCCCAACCACCACTTTGGGTGGTACTCATAAGGGATCTTATGTAGGACGTCATCTCAATGGTAGTGTGTACACAAAGAATGTGCATAACATTAAAACCACCACATCTATTAAGGTTGGTGGCACAGTGCTACCCACTACATTATGGAGTGGTAAAGTTGAAGAACCTACTGCTATTGGTGATTGTGGTTCATTGCTTGTGTCGAACACAGCTATGGGACCAGTTATCATTGGCATGCATGTAGTTGGCGGTGGTGATGTCGTTGCTAGTTTGCCAATGACACAACAACTCATCAATGATGCATTGAAGTGCATCAAGGAACCAATGGTGCAAAGCAATGCACCAGTGTTGAGTGCTCCAGGGTATGAGCGCAACCTACAAGAATTGCACCCCAAATCTGTGGCTCGTTACCTAGAGACTGGTACAGCTAATGTCTATGGATCCTTTTCTGGATTCAAGCAAGCTCCTAAGAGCCATGTAGCACCAAGTATCATAGCTCCTGCATTGGAGAGTGAGGGCATACCTATTAAACACTATGCACCTGTCATGAAAGGGTACGCACCTTGGCGTACTGCTGTTAAAGACATGGTTCAACCTGTGTGTGGAATAGATACTGGCATTTTGGCTCAGTGTGTTGAACACTACACCAAAGATATCTTGTCTAATCTCGCATCAGACGCTCTTGATGACGTGTTTGTTTATGATAACAACACAGTTGTCAATGGAGTTGCTGGTCTGAAATATGTCGATAAGATGAATCGCAACACTAGTGCTGGTTGCCCATTCAAGAAGGGCAAGAAGTATTTCTTGACACCTGACTTGGAGAGTGGTGTTGATCACGTTAAGTTTGATCCATTAATTATGGATCGTGTTGAAGACATTTTGGCCAAGTACATGAATGGTGAGCGATATGCTCCGGTGTTTTGTGGTCATCTTAAGGATGAGGCAGTGACAGAGAAGAAGGTTCGACTGAGCAAGACTCGTGTTTTCACGGGAGCTCCATGTGATTGGAGTTTTGTTGTTCGAAAGTATCTTTTGTCAGTGATTCGATTACTGCAGAAGAACCGCACGGCATGGGAAGGCGCACCAGGCGTCAATGCCATGTCTAGTGAATGGCATGAATTGCACACATATCTCACCCAATTTGGGAGTGAACGTATGATTGCTGGTGATTATGCCGCATTTGACAAGACTATGCCACCAACTGTGATCCTAGCTGCATATGATGTTATTAGAAACATCTGTGCCGCTGCTGGATACTCAGAAAGTGAATTGCGTATTGTGCAATGCATAGCGGAAGACACCGCATTTCCCATGGTTGACTTTAATGGAGACCTAATGGAATTTTACGGATCTAACCCATCTGGACACCCATTGACAGTGATTATCAACGGTTTAGCTAATGCGCTTTATATGCGATATTGCTACACCGTGTTAAACCCCATGAAGGAGTGTGCTAGTTTTAAGAATAACGTAGCACTGATGACCTATGGTGATGATAATGTGATGGGCGTGAGTGATCGAACACCTTGGTTCAATCACACTTCAATTGCTAGCACTTTGGCGGCAGTTGGAATTACATACACGATGGCTGATAAAGAAGCACCAAGTGTCCCATATATTCACATGGGAGAGGTGTCTTTTCTCAAGCGCACTTGGCGTTTTGAAGAAGAGCTAGGTGTGTATGTGTGTCCACTTGAAGAGGATTCTATCACCAAAAGTCTGACTATTGGTGTTGTATCTAAGACAATCACACCTGAAGCCCACGCAATTGAAAC